CCGAGGAGTCAGACGGCCGGAGGGCGACACCCTCCGGCCGTTCGCTTTCTTGCGACACCGATCGTGCGCTCGTAGAGTCCGAGGCGAACCGAATCGGAGCACCGCCTCAAAGACCCCGACCCGCGACCGCCCGCGAGCAAACGGCGAGACCCAAGGGGAATGAGAGGTCGACGCGCCGAGCAACGCTGAGCCACACCGGCTCGCGAAACCTCGCACGGAGGCACTCATGGGTCTCGCAACGTCCGTCCCCCCCGCCCTGGTCGATCTTCAGCAGAAGGGGCTCCTCGAGCGCGCCTTCCACGACGGTCTCTACCCCAACCTCGCCTTCCGCGCGGAGGCGATGCCCGAGGAGTGGCCGGCGAACACCGGTACCGAGATCTTCATGACTCGGCCCGGCCTCCTCAAGCCGGCGACCAAGCCGCTCCCCGTCGGCACCGACCCGACGCCGAAGACCATCCCGTACGAGCAGTGGTCGGCCACGCTCGACCAGTACGGTGACACGATCGACGTGCACATGCCGACGAGCGTGACCTCGAACGCGGACCAGTTCCTGCGCTCGATCCACCAGCTCGGTCTCCAGGCCGGCCAGACGGTCAACCGCGTCGCGCGCAACGAGCTGTTCAAGAAGTATCTCGGCGGTCAGACGGTCATGACCGTCGCCGGTATCGCCGGTGACAGCTCGATCAAGGTCGCGAGCCTCAACGGCTTCACCGACGTCGTGGTCCCGGGGACCAACGTCCGCCCGCAGCCGGTGAGCGTGGCCTACCCGCTGCCGGTGAAGATCGGTATCGGCGGTGCGCAGATCACCCGCAACGTCGTCGGCTACGTGCCCGACGATCCCTCCGATGCGTTCGGTCCGGGGACCCTGATCCTCTCGGCGACCCTCGGCGCGGGCTTCGCGGCGCGCACCGCGGTCATCTCCGCGTACGCAGCGCGCATCGTGCGCGCATCGGGTGGCGCGAGCGTCGACTCCATCTCCTCGACCGACACGTTCACCCTCCAGATGGTGATCAACGCGGTCGCCTTCCTCCGCCGCGCGAACGTGCAGCCGCACGAGGACGGCTTCTACCACGCGCACATCTCGCCGCTCTCCAACTCCCAGGTCTTCGCCGACCCGGTGTTCCAGCGCCTCAACCAGTCGCTGCCGGAGCACGCGATCTACAAGGAGGGCTTCATCGGCCACATCTCCGGCGTCATGTTCTTCATGAACACGGAGAGCCCGGAGCCCGAGAACAGCGGCGACCGCACGCCGACCGGCACCAAGGCGGACTACTCGGCCGAGCTCGGTGCCGAGACCACGAACGAGAGCGGGTACAACATCGGCCGCGTGCTCATCACGGGCAAGGGCTGCATGTACGAGAAGTACCTCGACGAGTCGCAGTACCTCACCGAGGCGGGCGCGCAGGGCAAGATCGGCGAGTTCGACGTCGTCAACAACGGCATCAACATCCTCACCGAGCGCATCCGCCTGATCCTCCGCGCGCCACAGGATCGTCTCCAGCAGAAGGTCTCGGTGACGTGGTCGATCTCGACCTCGTTCCCGGTGCCGAGCGACATCACCGCGCCGTCGGGCCCGGAGCGCTACAAGCGCGCAATCGTCCTCGAACACGCGATCTGACGCGAGCTGCACGGGAGTAGCGGGGCCCCACTCGGTTTGAAACCGGGTGGGGTTTCTGCTTTCCTCCGCCGCGGAGGCACAGCAGCAACATGGCCCGCAATCACCCGAACCGCTCGAACAACGTCACCACGAAGCCTGCCGATCCGTCGAACGAACCTCCCGTCGAGAACGAGGAGGATGGTGCCGGCGAGGAGGGTGACGACGAGGAGCCCGAGCTCCCGATCGTCGATGGCGTCGGTGCAGGGACCATCGATCCGAACCTCGCCCCCGCGCTGATGCCCGGTGGTGCTCCAGGGTTCATCTCCGACGCGGAGACGGCTGTCGGTGGCGCGAAGCCGATCGGTGCGTGGAAGGCGTCGGAGCCGGTCGCCGGTCCGAAGTCCTTCATGGTCGTCAACGGTGGTCGCGTCCTCATCGACGGAGGCCTGACCATGATCCGAGCTGGGAAGGTCGTCTCGGAGCTCACCCACGACCTCGAGCATCTCCGCGCTCAGGGCATCATCTTGGAGCCCTTCGAGCCGAAGTCGTAGCGTACGGGACGTGTCGTTCACCGAAGACGAGAAGGTCAGGATCCGGAAGCACCTCGGATACCTCAACGTGCAGGAGGCGCAGACCTTCCAGCACGGCTTCCCGGCCGGCGTGCAGACGCAGTTCATCATCGAAGGAGCGATGAACCGTCTACTCGCCTCGGCCGAGGCTGCGGTGAGAGACACGCTCGCGCAGCTCGATGAGATCGAGAAGGGTCTCTTCTGCAACATCGACAACGTCGAAGTCCTCGCGGTCGACGAGATGCAGATGAACCCGAAGGCCTTCGAGAAGCGGCTCCAACGCTACTTCTTCTTTCAGGGCACCCTCGCCAACTTCTTCGGCACCTTCCCGAACCCGAACGACCTCCGCTTCGTGGGTCTCACGGGTGGTGGGGTCAACGTCCCGGTCATCCACTGAGGTCTCCCATGCGCGCGTTCCTCGCCCTCACCTTCGCGACCGTCCTCGGCTTCATCATCGCCTCCGCCTGCACCCCGACCCAGCGTGCCGCGGGTCGGGCGGTCGTCTCCGCCGTCGACGCGGCGTGCGTCGAGATCGGCGAGAGCGGGGGTGTCATCTGCGCCACTGCGGAGGAGCTCGCGCCGTTCGCCAAGCTCATCCTCCGGTCGAGGAAGATGGCTGCGGCAGCGGCCGCATCCGCCGCGGAGTCGGCCGCTGCCTGCCCGTCGCCCGGAAAGGCCCCTCCCGTGAGCCCGGCGACCCCGGCCGGGTCGTAATCCCATGGCGCGCTCCCCCCGTGCCCTGACGCCGGCGGAGGCCAAGGGCTCCCTGGTGCACCGGCTCTCGGGGGTCGTGGACCGGGTCCGGCAGATCCCGGTCAATCTCGGCCTCCGTCCCTTCCGGGTGTTCCTGGTCTGGACGAAGGCGAGCGGCGACGAGCGCGGCGAGGGTCGAGAGGTCGTCCAGCGTCGCTTCGAGCTCTTGCCCGTCCCGAAGGTCGACTCGCTCGACTCGCTGGCGCTCTCCCCCACTGCGGCGGGCGTCGTGCCCCTCGGGTCCATCCGCGTCTCACGCATCACGGCGTCGCTCAACGAGGACATCCTGCGTGGGCGGTCCATTCCGTCGGAGCAGGAGGTGACGCTCTGCGGGTGCAAGGTCCACGAGTGGGCGACCGACAAGGACTGGATGCACTTGCCCGAGCGCTGGACCTTCTTCTTCGAGGTCGTCGAGGACGGGCGCTCCGGTGGCACCCCGACCCGCTCGCGCTTCCGACCCGCGTCGCCGCCGGTGCGCCGCGCCGGGAAGGTCGACTGGCAGGTCATCCTCGAGCGCGTCATGGAGGACACCCACCCCGTGACGGGCGAATCGCAGCTCGGCGACGACGACGACTAACATCGTCCGGGTGATCACCTTCGACATCTCCGAGGTTCCCGAGTTCCAGCGGTGGCTGAACTCGAAACTCGAGCGCGGTGTGCGTCGGGGGTTCCACTCCGCGGCGCTCCGAACCGTCGCGCACATCCAGACGGTCCTCATCCCTCGTGAGAAGCGGAAGCCCGTCGACATGGGCATCTACCGCGCAGCGTGGCGCGTGGTGATCGCCAAGGGATCGACGCCACGCGTGGAGATCGTCAACAACGCTCCGCACGCACCGCTCATCGAGTACGGGGTTCGCGCGGCGAACGTCAAGCCGGGTCGGAAGATGCTCGACGCGTTGACGGCTTGGGTGAAGCGCAAGGGCATCTCGGGTGGATCGCAGAAGGTCCACCCGGCCTTGAAGGAAGACCTCCCGGCGAAGCCTCCGAAGGAGCGCGACGTGGCAACGTCCTCCGGCGATGTCACCGCGTTCCCCGAGCTCAAGAAGCTCGTCCGGCAGCTCAAGAAGATGATCCAAGCGATCCGCTCGGCCACGCAGCGCAAGGGAGACGTCTCGGTCGCTCCTGCGGTAGGAGATGCCGACGCCGAGCGGATCGCGTGGGCCATCGCGATGTCGATGAAGAAGCACGGCATCTTCAACGAGGGGAAGGGACTCCGCATCGCCCAACGCGCTCGAGCGGTTCTCGTCCGGCAGTTCATCCGCGCCGAGGTCATCCGAGAGCTACAACGGGAGTTCTCATGAAGATCACCGACGTCATCCGCCGTCTGGTCGCGAACACCGTCGCCGGCGACGTGTACCCGCGGCGCGACGATCCGAGCGTCGAGACGACCGACGGGCGGACGTACGCGCTCCGCGCGCTCCGCGCCTACTTCGAGGAGCTCACCTTCTGGCGCTCGGGTGGCGTGGGCAAGCCACCGGTCTCCTTCACCCTCAAGCCTCAAGCGGTGGGGTCGGGGGACGTCAAGCCGAGGGTCTTCATCGAGGAGGCCGGGACGCAGGAAGATCTCGTGCTCCCGTGCTGCGTCATCTCTGCGCCGACCCCGGGCGACCACGTGGTGTGCGCTCTCCAGCCGTACGTGATGGATGACACGCGCGACGTCTACGGGCGCGGGACGGTCCTCCAGAATCTCGGGACCGACTACCGCGAGACGTTGCAGCTCGAGCTCTTGGCGGGTGAGCGCGCCGAGCGCCGAGCCCTCATCCGGGGGCTCCGGCGGGCGCTCCAGCCGCACGAGGACCGAGCATCGTTGCGCCTGCGGATGGCGGGTTACTACGACCGCGTGGCCAGCTTCACCCTCCTCAACTCCCAGATCGTCGAGACGGAGGTCTCGCTCGGGCGGCGCAAGGCCGTCCTCTCCGTGGAGCTGCGCTTCACGGAGGTCGAGCTCGTGAACGCGGTCACCTTCCGCCCGCAGATCGATACCCAGGTCACCACCTGAACTTGGGGGGTGCGGGATCCCCGTGCGAGTCTCCGCGTCAGGTCTGACCCCGCGGAGGATCCCTCATGTCCGTCTTCGTTCGTCGTTTTCTCACCGACCCCGGGGACGAGGTCTTTCTCGAGATCGAGTCGGTCAACATCCTCGACCTCGAGCCCCCGGCGAGCATCACCGGCCTCGGCTCCGGGACCGCGATGATCGTCGGCGAGTTCGAGAACGGTCCTTTCAACACCCCGACCGAGCTCGCGAGCGCCGACGATCTCCTCTCCACGTTCGGGGGCTTCGGCTTCACCCGCAACGGTGTGGTGGGCTGCGACCCGTGCGCGAGGTCGCGCAAGGCCGACGCCGCCATCAACGCGGAGACCTGGAACGGCAACGGGCACGTCCAGCTCTCGGGGAAGAAGTTCAAGCGGCTCGTGCTCGTGCGCGTCGACACATCGGTCGGCACGGTGCAGTTCACCCGCCTCTCGAGCGCGAAGGGCAAGGCAGCCTTCGCGTACAACCTCGAGCCCGGACAGCTCCTCGCGATCAAGCTGAACGGGGCGGGCGCGGTCAACGCCACCTTCACGGCGACCGCTGCGACCGTCACCGGCGTCGGTGGTGTCTACCCGTCGACCTTCGCGGGTGGTGAGACCCTCACGCTCGGCTTCGACGACTCGAGCCTCAACCCGGACTTCACCGTGACCTTCCTCGCCGCCGATCAGAGCGCGGCGCAGGTCGCGGCCCGGATCAACATCTACGCCGGCTTCACCTTCGCCGACACGAGCGGCGGGCAGCTCCGCTTCACCGCTCGCAAGCGCGGCGCGCAGTCGCAGGTGCGGATCGTCGGCGGGAGCACCGGTGTCCTCGCGAAGCTCGGGCTCACCGCGGCGAACACCAACGGCACGGGCAACGTCAACGACATCGACTCGGTGAAGTTCTCCGAGCTCAAGTCGATCGTCGAGGGAGCCGTCGCCGGGACCACCGTCGACCAGGACAGCACGGGCGCTCCGCGCATCATCGCGACCACCGCGGGGGTGACGCTCGAGGTCGCGACCACGAGCACGGCGGATGACTTCGGCTTCTCCGAGGGAGTCGTCTACGACGGCACCACGGGCAGCGCCGGGACCATCCCCGCGGGGACGCTGGTGCAGAACTCCGGTGCGACCGTGAAGCTCGTGACGATGCAGGACATCGACGTCACGACGAGCGCGGGACCCTACTCGGTGAAGGTCCGTCACGCGACCGACGACGGGTCGGGCATCTCCGCCAACGCGGGGACCATCACCGTCGTCTCCGGTGTCGACCTCGCAGCCTTCGCGGTGACCAACCCCTCGCTCATCCCCGCGGCGCTCTCCGAGAGCGCGATCGACTCGGCCTACGACACCGCGTTCGACTCGACGCTCGACCCCGCGACGGTGGCCAAGGAGGTCAACCTCGTCTGGTCGGCGCGGCAGTCGAACTCCATCCGTCGGAAGGGTCTCTCCAACGTGCTCGACGCCTCGGCGAACGGCATGCAGGGACGTCTCTTCTTCGGCCGCCCGCCGATGGGAACCCCGAAGACGGGTCTCGTCTCCACGACCGCGGAGCCGGGAGTCGGCGCGTACCGCGATCAGCGCTTCGTCTACTGCGCTCCCGGCGTCACCACGAAGATCCGCGACATCGCGACGCGTGGGACTGGTGGCGGGACCGGCTTCACGGCAACCGGCATCGTCGACGTCGGATGGGACGGCTTCGTCGCCTCCATCTGCTCGCAGCTCGCGCCCGAGGAGGATCCGGGTCAGTCCACGAGCTACGCGGTCAACGCCATCTCGCTCGAGTCCTACTGGACCGGGAAGACCCTCAAGATGGCCGACTACATCACGTTCAAGAAGAGCGGCGTTTGCGCGCCGTCCTTCGACGGTGGGCTCGCGACCATCCAGTCCTCGGTCACGTCGGTCGATCCCACGGTCCACCCGGGGCTCACCGACATCAACCGTCGCCGCATGGCGGACTTCATCCAGGACTCGATCGCAGCGCGCGCCAAGGCCTTCGGCAAGCTGCTCTCGCGCAAGGTCGTGAGGAAGTCTCTCCTCGGCGAGATCAAGATGTTCGCCGAGACGCTGCTCTCCCGCACCGATCCCTCCAAGCAGCGGATCTACGGGTACACGTTGAGCGACAAGGCGAACACCGCCGCGTCGCTCGGCAAGGGTCTCTACCGAATCGTCCTCGACGTGCGGAGCCTCTCGAGCCTCAAGGCGATCGTCATCGCGACGACGATTGGGCCCGAGGTCACCGTCGAGGAGATCATTCCCGAGGCAGCGTGAATCGCTGAGAAGGAGAGTCGACGATGTCGCGCGCACGAGGGCAGGAAGTGACGGTCATGTTGACCCGCGGAGGTGTGCTCGAGACCGAGTTCACCGACGTCATGAACTTCAACACCGAGGACATGGTCGAGACGAAGGAGCAGGGCTTCCTCGGCCAGATGTCGAAGCAGTTCGACATGATCTACAACGGCTCGAAGTTCGACTTCGAGATGCAGGTGCACTCGACCGACTGGTGGAAGTTCAAGGAGGCAGTGATCGCGAAGGCGCAGCGGCTCCAGCCCGACCTCGTCTTCAACATCTCCGCGCTCCTCGAGTTCGACAACGGTCAGAGCGCGCTCGTGACGTTCCCCGACGTGGCCTTCGGGCCGCTCCCGCAGAACGTTCCGGCGCGCGAGGATTACGTCAAGGTGAAGCTGTCGGGCTCTTGCTCGCTCCCGCTCAATCAGCTCTCCTGACGCCAGACAACGGGGGCGCAAAGGAGCGGTCGGGGTTCGCCTCGGCCGCTCCTCACGTGTGAGCCCGCGAAGGTGGAAGGTCTCGCTGCGCCCCCGGCCACCTTCGCGGGCTCGTTACCAACCAAGAGGCGCGCGCAATGCCCAACCCCCCCGTCGTGGTGCCGCAGAAGCGGCAGTCGTTCACCGAAGCAGTGTCCAAGGCTCGTGCCGAGGAGCGTGGCGAGCCCACGCTGACGCCCGAGGAGGAGAACGCGCTCGACGACCCGAGCGTGCCCTACACCCCCGCGGCGGGCGCGCAATCGCCTCCTCCCGGGTACTCCTCGGAACGTTCCGAGGAGGACGACGACTCGAGCGCCGAGGTCGACGACCCGTCCAAGCTCCCGAGCTGGGTGAAGATCCCGGACGCTCCGTGGACGCTCCCTACCGGCAAGGGGAAGAAGATCATCGCGCTCCGCTTCTTCGCGGACACGACCGACTTCCCGGAGAAGGGTGATCGACAGGTGATCATGTGGTCGCTGACCCTCGCCGACGAGCGCACCGCTCTCCGGCGCGTGCAGGGCCGGCGCGAGCTCCTCCAGCAGGAGTTCACGATGCAGATGATCCGTGCGATCGACGGCATGCCCGTCGACTGGACGCGTCGCAACCGCGCAGCCGATCCCACGGTCTTCTTCGACGAGATCGGGCCGAAGTGCCGCGAGATGATGGAGCGGATCTACAACTCCCACCACAACATGAACCAAGAGGAGCAGGTCGCTTTTTTCGGCAGAGGCATCGCGTTGCTCTCCAGGGGTTGAAGGCGTTCTTCCGGTCTCCATGGGACACGTCCCCTGACCCCGTGGAGCTTGGAGCCTTCATCGAGCGATTCGGTGCTCCCAACGCACTCGCGCGTTGGGCGTGGGCGTTCTCGCACTCCGACCCGAGCGAGATCGAGAGCGCCCGCGACAAGCAGCTCTCCAAGATGGCCCGCTACCACCGGCAGGATTGGGAGCTCATGATGGAGTGGGATCTCGAGGTGTTCTGGCAGCGCTTCCAGGCTGCGCAGGATCTCCTCCGCGAGGAGAGTGCAGCCGCTGCGATCAACGAACACTGATCGCGTGGCTGCTACTCTCCGAGCACGATGAGCAACGGCGGCGACTCGGCAGAGATCAAGGTCAGACTCGTCCTCGACAAGTCGGCCGAGGACGCGACGAAGAAGTTCGTCGAGGAGCTCAAGTCGGCGGAGGTCGCGACCAAGAACCTCCGCAACGAGTTCGCCGGCGAGATGCGCACCAAGGCACCCGGCGCGCTCTCGAAGATCGCCGAAGCGCTGCACATCAACACCAAGGCGACCGACAACTGGAAGGCTGCCCTCGGGATGGCGAAGACCGCGGGCGTCGCTGCCGCCGCGGGAGTCGCCGTCGCCACCACCGCAGCCGCTGCGGCGACCGTCGTCGCCGTCAACGCGTCGCTCGGCAAGCTCGAGAAGCAGAAGGCTCTCGCAGCCGAGCTCCTCTCGCTCGGGTCGAACAAGAACATCTCGACCTCCGCCGCAGCCGACGCCGCGCGCGCCTACGACCGCGACTTCCGCCGCATCGCCATCTCGGCTGGCGTCACGCGTGACGAGGTCCAGGCAGCCTTCACGTCCGTCGCATCGGGCTCCCAGCAGGGCGGGATGGGATGGGTCGCGCGCCTCACCGCGGCGCAGGCGGAGCAGATCACCCGCAACATGAGCGTCGTCGCGCGCGAGGTGCCGGGAGGTCTCTCAGCGCTCACCGCGTCGTACGACGAGCTCAAGAACGGGACCATCCGCTCCGAGAGCGCGATCGTCCAGATGATCACGGCGTCGGGGCGCCTCAAGGGAACGGCGGTCGACGTCTCCCGCCAGCTCCTGATGATGGCCCCGGTCAATCGCCTCAAGGTGGCCGAGGAAGCCATCGCGTCGATGGCGAAGACCTCTCAATTCAAGCCGAAGGGTTTCGAGGGCTTGAAGAACTCCGCGCTCGAGCTCAAGGACTTGATGGCCACGAGCGTCGGCGACCCGATCGTCAACGCGCTCTTGCCGCGCGTGGAGAAGGGCATCAACTACCTCTCGGAGCACGCCGACGACATCGAGAACGCCTTCCGAGACGTCGGTGAGGGACTCGGCAACGCGGCCGACTACGTGGCCGACAAGTTCCAGTGGATCTTCGAGAACAAGGACGCTCTCGCGGCGACGTTCCGCGACGTCTTCGGCGTCATCTCGGACACCACGAAGAACCTCGTCAACAAGGCGGAGCTCCTCGCCGCCAAGCTCGGGCTCGGCGATGCGACCGAGGATCGCGCGAGCGCGAAGGGTATGAAGGGCATCGGGGAGGAATACGCGAAGGAGGCCGGCACCTTCGGCAAGAGCGACAAGGAAGTCGACATGATGATCAAGCGCTTCTCGATGGGAGCGGCGCAGTTCGTCCAGTCCGGCGAGATGACGAACGACGAGATCGATCAGCTCGTGATCAAGATGCGTGACGCGCACAAGGCCGCGGGTGACTTCCAGGGAACGCTCACCCAAGCCGTCGGGGAAGGCTCCGCGTCGAAGTTCGCCGCCGTCTACAACGCAGCGGTGAAGACCCACAACCAAGCGCAGATCGACTACGCGCTCCAGGTGCTCTCGGGCTCGAGTCGGCTCCAGAAGGAGATCCTCTCGGCCGGCTCGGAGATCGAGGGCGGGCTCACTGGCCTCGCGAACATGATGCGGAAGATCGCACCCGAGTTCTCCAAGGACTTGAACGCCGCTGCCAAGACGCAGATCGGCACGAAGGCTCTCCAGCCGCAGGTCAACTTCAACGGCAACACCTTCAACATCCGCCAGGACTTCCGCGACCAGGACCCGGACCGCATCGCCCTGGTCTTCCAGTCCGACATCCTGCGATCGGCGCAGGCGCGGGCGCAGGCCAAGGGAGCGATGCCTTTCGGCCTGTGACCGACGTTGTGGTAGCAATCGACCCCGGAGGACGTACCGCTATGCCGCTCACCGACTTCGCCGACGGCGACGAGAAGACGACCGAGGAGACCGAGGACACCAAGGAGCAGGAGGAGAAGGACTGCCCCGAGTGCGATGGTCTCGGCGAGGTCGACGGCGAGCCGTGCGAGACCTGTGACGGGACGGGTGTCATCACCGACGGCGAGGAGTCCGAGGAGGGTGACGAGGAGGAGTCCGAGGAAGAGGACGTCGGTCTCGCCGACGTCGTCGACGCGCTCGGCGATGGGCTCGAGGGTGCCGCCGACGCCATGGAGGAGACCGAGGAGCCCGCGGGTGGTGGCGAGGACGACGAGCTCGCGGGCGGCGACGACGGCGACGCTCCCGAGACCGAGGTGACCGAAGCCATCGCGGAGGTCAACGAAGCCATCGCGGAGGCGAACGACGCCATCGAGAACGGCTCCGCGGAGGACGTCGAAGCCGCGCTCGAGGCAGTCGACGAGGCCCACGAAAACCTCGCGGCGGTCGCAGAGGAGGTCGGCGCGGCGCTCGAGGACGGCGACCACGACGAAGAGGCCGAGGAGGGTGAGGACGAGGACTCCGTCGAGGAGTCCAACGAGGAGCGGCGCAAGAAGGGTGCGGCGCTCCGCGTGTGGGCGGAAGAGTTCGGCGACTGACCGACGCCACCGGTAAGGTGTCGGCGTGGCCTACTCGTCGACGCTGACGATCGAAGAGCTCGCGGGGCAGCGAAGGGTTCTCGTCCTTCGCGGCTCCGCGTTGCCTTTCTGGGGGGCGAATTGGGGCGGCAAGAACGCGCTCGTCACGACGTGGTACCCCGGCAACGGTGACGAGGCGACGCAGCAGATCCTCGGCCCGCAGGAGATGCCCTCGAGCTGGTCGGGTGAGTGGTCGCGCACGCTCCTCTCGCGCAACCCGCCGCTGATCAAGGTCGACGGGCGAGAGAGCCCGATCGTTTCCCCACCACGCCTCCGCGACGCGCTCCGCGACATCCTCCGCTCCGGGATTCGTCTCCGCGTGACGTGGAGCGTCGACGGTGGGCTCCCCGAGATGCGCGACAAGATCGTGCGCGAGGGTCGCGCTGCGGAGTGGGACTTCAAGGGCATCGAGGGGCTCAACATCGAGTGGAGCGCACGCTTCGACTGGCAGTCCACCGGAGGAGCGAAGCGCGTGGCGATCTCCTCGCGCGAGGACTCCCTCATCGCGCAGACCGCGGCGTCGATCGTCGAGTCGGAGGCAGCGATCAACAGCCTCGCGATCACACAGCGAGTCGCCGGCCTCCGCTCCGATCGTCTGTCGGTGCGCGGCGCTCCGAACTCCATCTCGCTCGGCGCGCTCGAGCGCATGGCCGATGCGCCGCGTCAGATGGTGAGGAGCGTCATCCGGCAGCTCCAACAGCAGGTCAACTCGGCCAAGCGCATCATGGGCATCGCGAAGAAGCTGAGGAACACACCCTTCGAGATCGCCAACGCGGCGCTCGACTTCGCGGCCAACACCATCGCGATCGTCAACCAGTTCACCGACGAGATGGGTCAGCGACCAGCGGAGCTGAACATCACCTCGCAGAAGGCAGCCGACGTCGTGAGGGGAGCGCGCGACTTCGGCAAGGGAGTCGATGACCTCGAAGCGACCGCGCGGCGCGCGCAGATCATCGCCCAGCAGTTCCGCGCGCCGCGCGCGGCGACTGGACTCGCCGACGTTCCCTCCGGCGCGAGTCGGAGCGCGGCGAGTGCTCGAGGTCGCATCCTGACGATCCACACCGTCAAGAGCGGCGACACGCCGCTCTCGCTGTCGCTGCGGTACTACGACACGCCTGACCGCACGGAGGACATCCTTCGTGCCAACCGTCTGCCGATCTACCAGACGACGCTGCGCCTCGGCGCGCACATCGTCATTCCGGCCGTCTCCTCGGGCTCTTCCTCGACCGGTTGATAGAGTCGCCTCCGGCGCATGTCGGACGAACGCGAATACCCCAACCAGGACTACTACCCGAGCGCGAAGGTGAAGCTCGTCGTTCGCTTCGACGAGCTCGGGCGGCGAGTCTTCTCCGGGAAGATCCCGCCCAAGCCCACGAAGTGGCTCGCCGGGGTCAAGGACAAGAAGGCGCCGCTCAAGATCGTCCCCGACGCGGAGGCCGGCGGGAGCGCTCGCCGGTACAAGCTCGAGCTCGACGAGTCGAAGCCCCCGCTCCCGGGTGTCTCTCCGGCGAAGAAGATCAAGGGGGACGACGGTCTCACCCACGCGCTCGTGATCGTCCCGAAGGATGTCCAGTGGTCGCAGAACGGTCTGCGCACGGCCGACACCCTCAACGTCACGATCAAGTTCATCGACATGCCGATCGACCCGCGGGCGATCCGCTCGTGCGCGATCGAATACTTCCTCGGCACGGTGACCGAGGAGGAGTACCGCTCGGGCATCAGCGGCGAGGTGCGCTCCTACGAGGGAGCCGACGGGACGACGACTCGCACGGAGCCGATGCACCTCGTCGCCGACGAGTACATCGACAGCAATGGAGCGCAGCGGAGCAACCTCCGCTTCCAAGGCTTCGTCGACAAGTGGGCGGTCGCGTGGGAGGACGGCGAGCCGGTCATCCGCCTCGAGTGCCGCGACATGACGCAGCTCCTCATCGACACCGAGGCGCCGGCGAAGCTGATGGTCGACGGCTCGCGTCCGCTCGGAGGCATCCCCGGCACGTCGACGGGCGGAACCGGGATGCCGCTCGACGAGGCCATCGCGACGTATCTCTCTCACTTCGTGCAGTTCGCCGGCCTCGTCGTGGAGTACCGCATCGGCAACCTCCAGACGCGCAACGCGGTCATCCCGAAGGTCTCGCAGGCCTTCTCCAAGCCGGCCTATCGGCCGCAGCTCGGACCTCCTCCCGCCACCATGGCCGGCGCGATGACCGGCTTGAGCGTGTGGGACTACCTCACCGACGTCTGCGGCGCGCTCGGCCACGTCATCCGAGTCGACGGGACGACGATCATCATCCAGCAGGGTGCGACCTACACGAGCAACGGGAGCGTCCAGCGCCCCGATGACCCCTTCGACGGCGACGCCCGTGGGTTGAAGTGCCGTCGCTTCTTCTACGGGAGGAACATCCTCCACATGCGATCGGAGCGGAACTTCACGCGACCGGCGCAGCCGAAGAACGTGGAGGTGCGCTGCTGGTCAACCAAGCAGAAGAAGCTGCTCGCCGCTCGCTTCCCCTTCCGTCCGCCGGGCAACCCGTCCGATCCGCTCGCTCGAGCATGGCCGGGTGAGTCGAGCGAGGAGGACTGGACCGTCGTCCGCGTGCAGGGCATCGAGGACGAGAACACCCTCCGCGTGATCGCTCAGAACGTCTACGAGCAGACGGGTCGGAACGAGCTGACGATGCGCATCAAGACGCGCAACCTCGCCTCCTTCGGCGGAGGCAACCTCGACCCCGACATCCTCGACATGCGCGCGGGAGACACCTTCGAGGTGCTCGTTCACCGCGAGGACGAGGAGCGCAACACGATGTCGAAGATCGACAACCTCCTCCACGTGCAGGAGCGCAACGCGGAGTTCCTGCGCTCGCTCGGGTTCCCTTCCGACTTCGCCGACACCTACGCGAAGACCTTCGTCGACCTCGGCTTCCAGACGGTCTTCCGCGCCAAGACGATCGGTTTCGGTTGGAACGTCGACGAAGGCGTGACCATCGAGATCGAAGGGATCAACTACATCGAGGTGCGCGCCGACAAGCTCGGGATCCCCGGTCCCGAGGGAGAGGTCACGATCTGATGGTCAAGCCGATGGACGTCGCGAGCGTCGCCTCACTCTTCGGTGACGGGAAGATCTGGAACTCCTTCGGCATGGTGGCCGGCGACGTCGACTTCGACGTGACGGAGTACCACCAGCCGCTCGTCCCCGTGACGCTTCAACCCTCGGGCCTCGAGGTCAACTGCCGCGTCATGATGCCGAGCGCCGGGAACGGCGAGGCCGAGTGGACACCCTTCGTCAAGGGTGACGAGGTCTTCGTCGAGATCCCGAGTGGCAACCCAGCCGGCGGTTGCGTGATCACCGGTCGGTTGAACAACGCGGTGGACCGCTTCCCCACGAAGGTCGCCGGGCAGGACACGACCGAGAACAAGTTCGCCTTCCGTCGCATCCGCACGCCGTTCGTCATGGAGACGGCGGGTGCCTATCTCGTGCGCTCGGCGACGACCGGTGCGTTCATGTCCATCGACAAGCTCGGTGGGATCAACCTCACGAACGGCGACGGTCACTACATCGCCATCACCAGCGACTTCATCACGCTCCAGACGTCGGACAACGATCTCCTCTTGCAGCTCGACCTCACGAACGGCGTGCTCAAGGCGGAGGTCGGACCGAACACCGTCATCCAGCTCGCCAAGGAAGGACCGTCGCTGATCTCGACGGCCGACGAGCTCCAGCTCTCGACGAGTGGAGCGTCTCCGAACGCTCACGCGATCGGCATCGAGCACCTCATCGCGATGCTCCAGTCCGTGGTCGCGCTGATCCCCGGCGCGGGTGGAGCTGCTGGAGCTACCGCGATCATCAACGCGGCGCTCCTCGCGGCGAGCGCTGTCCCGATCACGCCGTTCGTCACCAACCTCACCCTCGCGTTGAAGGTCCCGCCCGATCCTACGGGGACGAAGCCGGGAGTCGCGTGCCCTGGGTTCCTCATCGGGTGATGAAGTCCTCACGTGGTGATAGCTTCGAGGTCCGATGAGCAGCCCGGTCCCTGACGCACCTTCCGTCGACCTCGATGCCGGCTTCGAGCCGAGCCTTCCTGTCGCCGCGCTCTGCGGGTTCAAGCTCCCCTTCCTCCGCTACGCGCTCAAGTACCGCGTCCCGGGCTTCTCCTTCCCCCCGAAGCTCGCCATTCCCTTCCCATCGCTCGGGCTCAACTGCTCGCTGAATAATCCGATCGACGTCTCGTCGGGTCTCCCGGCCGGTGGAGGTCGCAAGAGCACGATCCCGAAGGACCCTGACGACGACTTCGACTGACCCTCGCGATAGACTCCCCGCGTGAACCCTGCACCCACGCGCAACCCCTTCGGTGTCCTCTCGGCGGAGTTCGTGCAGGACAACCGGATCCGGGTCCTCTTCTCCAACCGCGTCTACTTCACCGGGCTCGAGGACTCGAAGGACGCTTCGCGCCTTGCGCGGTGGGGGGTCACTCCCGTCGCCGGCTCGGTCGGACCGGATGGGGCCGAGGCCACCCCCGTAGCGCCCACCCGCGCCATTCTGGCGAGCGATGGCACCGTGTTTGGACCATCCGAGGGTGGCACCGTCTCGCCCCTCCCCGTGGGGCGTTCTCGAGGCGCGATGGCGGTCGTCCGGAACGGCTCCGTGCTGCTCGCCGGAGGAGCCAACGCGGCTGGGGTTCCCACCGATCGGGTGGACCGGTGGGACCCGAGCAACGGGGTGTGGTCGGAGTGCGCCACCCTCCCGATGCCGAGGAAGAACGCGGTCGCCTTCTTCCTCGACAACGGACTGTGCCTCGTCGCCGGTGGAACGACGACCGCCGGAGCTCCCGGTGACGGAGTCGACCTCTACGACGCCGACTCCGACTCGTGGTCCACCGTCGAAGTCGGGACGCTCCTGAACGACGCGTGCGGCGTGAAGCTCCGCGACGGGAGGATCTTCCTCTACGGGTCGACCGGCTTCCTCTACGTGTTCGATCAGAAGGCTCTCGCGCTCACCGCGTTCGCCGTTCCGACCACGGCGAACGGTCGCGCGTGCGCGCTCCTCCCCGACGGTCGCGTGCTCCTCATGGGCGGTGCCATCGCGGGTGTCCCGACCGCGACGACGTACATCTTCAACCCGAGCACCGGCTCCGTCGTCGCTGGTCCGAACATGACGAGCGCTCGAGCGTGGTTCGCCGTGGAGACCCTCCGCGACGGGCAGATCCTCGCGATCGGTGGCTTCACCTCCGCGGGCGTCGCCACGACGACGACGGAGGTCTTCGATCCCGTGCAGATGGTGTGGAGCGCGATCGTCACGGAGCTCTCCGAGCGGCGCGGGTACGCGCGAAGCGCGCTCCTCCCCGATGGGAAGGTCATCGCCTTCTCGGGTGACGCTCCCGACGGTGGAGGTGTTCCCGCCGGGACTGCGGCGGCGCAGACCGACCTCTTCGACCCGGTGACGCGCTCCTGGTCGCCGCTCTTCGACAGCTACGCCGTGATCGCACCTTCGGTCGTCACGCTCGAGACCGGAGAGATCCTCTCGGCGGGTGGAGCTCCGACGGGTGCGAGCGTGACGACCGACGTGCGGGTCTTCTGTCCCGACCTCTACGTGATGCCCGACGTCGGCCTCTGGTGGACCCCGATCTTCAACGGACCCTATGCCTACTTCGGCATCGACGACTACGACCCGAAGGATCGGTGCGTCATCGACATCATCTTGGATCGGCCGGCGAGCGCGTTCCCGGCGCTCTATCAGCTCGACATCCAGACCGTCTACAAGAGCAGCTTGAGCGTCTCCATCGCGGGGAGCATCGTCATCCCCGGGCTCCGCTCGGCCATCGCCAAGGACGATGGCGAGTCGATCCACGGAGGTCGCGACTTCCACAACCCGAACACGCTCTCCAACGCCATCGTCGGGAGCGGTGACGTGTGGGATCCCTCGCTCCTCGCGACCTTCCGCATCGGCGATGACGGCGATTACGCCATCGATACTGGTGCGGCTGCCTACGAGAAGCGGCTGCTCCGACGCGTGCTCTCCAAGCGCAACGGCTTCGCGCACCTCCCTGGGTTCGGGGGAGACGTCAAGGCGTCGATCAAGAAGCTCTCGCGCGCCGACGAGCTGGCGCAACGCGCCGCGGAGCTCGAGGCGAAGATCGCCAAGGACCCAGACACGGCCAAGGTGCGCGTCGCGTTCACCCCGCGCGGACGAGGGCTCTTCGCACTCAACATCATCGCTCGGACCAAGC